GCTATCACATCCACCTGGTCCTCCGGGACAGCGATTTCTCCCCGGCGGAGGTGCGTTGGCTGTGGAAGCTGGGCGGCGTGGATGACGAGCCGCTTCTGCTCCATCCCCGAGACAGCTTCCGCCGGACGGCCAAGTATTTCAACAAGGAGGCCACCGACGGCATCACCATCCCAATCAGCGCCCGAACGTGGGTCTGCTCCCGGTCGCTGATCGAGAAACTGCCGCCGCCGGAGAAGTGGCGGGACAGCAGCGGGGAGATTCCCATACCAAAGGACGCACGGTGCCACGGCACCTACAGCACGGAGAATGAGTTCGGCAAGTACCGGTACGCATGGCACATTGAGAGCGTTGGAAAACATTTTTAATTTGTATTACTAACTTGAAATATAGTTGAATAACTGACAAAAAGGAGGATGCACCTTGCAAGTGATGGAAAAACGTGATACACTGGTCGTAAAGGACGGATGGGTCTACTGCCCGGAGTGCCGGGAGATGAAACTTCTCCGCCTGCCTCCCGACGGCAGAGTGAAAGCCTTTGTCTACTGCCGCCACTGCAAGCGGGAGCGATTTTTGAATATCGACCTGAGCCTGAGCCGGTGAGCCTGAGCCGCACGAGACGCAAGATGCGCATGTGCTGGTTCAGGCTTTTTGTTTTGCCCGGAGGTGACAGCCCGGAGGAAGACAGACAGTGCAGAACAGGCCGAAGGGAGCGGCGCCCATGAGTGCAAACAGCTTCTACGACAGCCGGGCCTGGCGGCGCGTCCGGCGGGAGGTCCTGACAATGGACCACCACGAATGTCAGCTCTGCAAGGCGCGGCACAGGCACAGCCGGGCGGAGATCGTCCACCACCGCTGCCACTTGGACCAGTACCCGGAGCTCGGCCTGTCGGTCTGGGTGGAGGACCCGGCCACCGGGGAGCGGCGGCGGAACCTGGTCTCCGTCTGCCGGGCGTGCCACGAGACGGTCTGCCACCCGGAGCGGCTGGTCCAGGCGGAGGCGCGCGGGCCGCTGACGCCGGAGCGGTGGTGACCCCCCGGTCGAAAAAAACGCGTTTTAATCCAGACCGGCCTACTCGGGTGGGTCCATGACAAGGGAGAAGGCGGGGCTTCGCGCGGGGCGGCGCACGCGCGGCGCGATAAAAATCAAAGCTGCTCAGAGAGGAGGCGGTAAGCGCGGTGGATCAGAGAAAAGCCAAGAATTTCCGGCAGAGCAAGAGCTTCCGGGTGTTGAAGCGGGCGATGCTGGAGAATCTGTCGGAGCGGGGGCTGGATCAGGCGGTCTATGCCGACAAGGTGGAGGAATATCTGGACTTCTGGGTGCTCCAGCAGGAGCTCAAGGCGGATATCGCCCGGCGCGGCCTGACGGTCACGGACGATCGGGGGCGGCAGACGGAAAACCGGAGCGTATCCTTGGCTGTCCAGGTGTCCAGGCAGATGATGGCGCTTTTCAACGCCATGGGGTTCAAGACCAGCGACTTCGTGGAAGCGGGGGACGGGGATGTGCTCTGAACTGGATAGGCGGGTCCTCGCCTACCTGGAGCAGGTAGAGAGCGGCGCGGTCCGGGCCTGCGAGGACCAGAAGCTGTTATGCGCCCATGTGCGGCGGTGCTTCGAGGAGGAGGACCTTCGCACGGACAGCGCACAGCTGGACCACTACCTGGACATGGCCAAGTACTTCCCCTTCGAGACGGTGTACCCCTGGGAGGCGTTCCTCTTCGCCCTGCACCTTTGCACCTACCGCCCGGACGGTTTGCCCCGGTGGCCCGACGCCCTGGTGATGCTGGGCCGGGGGGCGGGGAAGGACGGGTGCATCGCCCTGGAGAGCTTCTGCCTCCTCTCCCCCTACAACGGCATCCGGGGGTACGACGTGGACATCTGCGCCAACAACGAGGAGCAGGCCACCCGGCCCGTGCTGGATGTCATCGAGGCCCTGGAGGCCCCCGGACATACCGGGAAGCTCAAGCGGCACTTCTACTGGACCAAAGAGCAGGTCACGGGGCTGAAGACCAGGTCCGTCATTAAGGGCAAGAGCAGGTCACGGGGCTGAAGACCAGGTCCGTCATGAAGGGCCGCACCAACAGCCCCAAGGGCAAGGACGGCCTGCGCTCCGGCATCTGCATCTTCAACGAGATTCACCAGTACGAGAACTATGCCAACATCAACGTCCTCACCACCGGCCTGGGGAAGAAGCGCCACCCCCGGCGGACCTACTACACCACCAACGGCGACATCCGGGGCGGGCCCCTGGACGACCTGCTGGAGACTGCCGCGGGCATTCTGCACCGGGGCGAGGCAGACGGAGGGCTCCTTCCCTTCCTCTGCCGCCTGGACAGCCGGGAGGAGGTGGGCGACGAGGCCAACTGGCAGAAGGCCAACCCCTCCCTCCCCTACCGCCCGGACCTCCTGGAGGAGGTCCGCAGGGAGTACCGGGAGTGGAAGCAGAGCCCCCAGAAGCTCCCGGCCTTCATGACCAAGCGGATGAACCTGCCCCAATCGGACGCCGACATTGCCGTGACGGACTGGGAGAACATCGCCGCCACCGACCGGCCCCTGCCGGACCTGGAGGGGTGGCACTGCACGGCGGGGCTGGACTACGCCTCCATGCGGGACTGGGCTTCGGTGGACCTCCACTTCAAGCGGGGGGAGGAGCGCTTCGACATCTCCCGGTCGTGGCTGTGCCTGCGTTCGCCGGACCTGGGGCGGATCAAGGCCCCCTGGCGGGACTGGGGGGAGGTGACGGCGGTGGACGAGGTGGAGATCGCCCCGGAGCTCCTGGCGGACTATATCGCTCAAGCAGCCCAGCACTTTGTCATAGTGGGACTGGCTATGGACAACTTCCGCTATGCCCTGATGCGCCGGGCCCTGGAGGCGGTGGGGTTCGACGCCTCCCAGCGAAAGAACGTCCGCCTCATCCGGCCCAGCGACATCATGAAGGTCCAGCCGGTGATCGACAGCTGCTTCAGCCGCCGCCTCTTCACCTGGGGGGATACGCCCTCCCTTCGCTGGGCGGCCAACAACACCAAGCTGGTCCGCTCCGGCCGGAAGGAGGGGACCGACACCGGGAACTACTACTACGCCAAGATCGAGGGCAAGAGCCGCAAGACGGACCCCTTCATGGCCCTTGCGGCGGCGATGGTCATCGAGGACGGCATCCCGGAAGCCATTCCGGCGGGCTTCGACCTGGGCGTCATCACATGAGGAGGGCCTATGGCATTTCGATTTTTCAAATGGCTCCTGCGGGAGCGGGACGCGCCGGAGCCCTCCACCGCAGAGGAGGTCTTCAATCTCTTCGCCGGCAGCTACATCCGGGAGCTTGCCTTCCAGGCCTGCGTCAACCTGACGGCCAACGCCATCAGTAAGTGCGAGGTGAAGACCTTCCTGGAGGGACGGGAGGTCCGGGAGCGGGAGTACTTCCTTTGGAACCTGAGCCCCAACCAGAATCAGTCCAGCGCCGCCTTTTGGCACAAGCTGGTCTATACCCTCTACCGGGACCGGACGGCCCTGGTGGTGGAAAACGGCGGGCGGCTCTACGTGGCGGACAGCTTCTGCCGGAGGGAGTACGCCCTCTATGATGACCTGTTTTCCCAGGTGGCGGTGGGGGATTTCACCTTCCAGAGGACCTTCACCGCGTCGGAGGTACTGTTTTTTGAGCTGGCGGCACAGAACGCTAAACAGGTGGTAGACGGGCTCTATGCCTCCTACGGGGAGCTCATCGCCTACGGGATGCGGGGCTACCAGAAGTCCCGTGGGGAGAAGGGGGTCCTGGAGCTGGACACCGCAGCCGCCGGAGACGTCCGGTTCAAGGAGACCTACGAGGAGATCCGCAACAAGGGCTTCCGCAAATTCGCGGAGGCGGACAATGCGGTGATGCCCCTGTGGAAGGGGATGAAGTACACCTCCCTGGCCTCCAAGACCTACAGCAGCGACACCACTCGGGACATCCGGGCCATGATCGACGACGTGACGGACTTCACCGCCCGGGCCTACGGCATCCCGCCCTGCCTCCTCAACGGCTCGGTGCAGAACGTGGAGAGCGCCACGGAGCAGTTCCTCACCTTCTGCGTGGACCCCCTGGCGGACAGCCTCCAGGAGGAGATCAACCGCAAGCGAAACGGCCTGGAGGGCCTGCGGCGGGGGAATTTCGTGCAGTTCGACACCGGCAGGATCAAGCATATCGACCTCCTGGATGTGGCAAGCAGCGTGGATAAGCTGATCTCCTCCGGCGTGGAGTGCGTCAACGACATCCGCGCCCTGCTGGGACAGCCCCTCATCAACGAGCCCTGGGCCTGGAAGCACTTTATGACCAAGAACTACGCCGACATCGAGAAGGTGCTGACGGCGGTGGTGGAAGGAGAACAGACGTGAAACATAGAAACCAGAAAAAGAAATACTTTTCCATGGCCTCTGCGGGGCGGACGGCGGAAATCTATATCTTCGGGGACATCACCTCCTGGGAGTATCTGGAGAGCGACGTGTCCAGCTACACCCTCGCCCGGGCGGTCCAGGACCTGGACGTGGACGAGATCACCGTCCATATCAACAGCTGCGGCGGCGAGGTGGCGGAGGGCCTGGCCATCTACAACAGCCTGCGGAACCACCCGGCCCGGGTGCGCACCGTCTGCGACGGCTTCGCCTGCTCGGCGGCGTCGGTGGTGTTCATGGCGGGGGAGGAGCGGGCCATGAACCCGGCCTCCCTGCTGATGATCCACAACGCCTGGTCCTCGGCCTCCGGGAACGCGGAGGAGCTGCGCAAGGCGGCGGCGGACCTGGATGTCATCTCCGAAGCCAGCGCGGAGGCGTACAAGGCCAAGATCAGCATCCCGGCGGAACAGCTCAAGGCGCTGATGGACGCGGAGACCTGGATCGCCCCCGCCGACGCCGCGGCCTGGGGCTTTGCCACGGAGGTCCTGGAGGAGGAGCCGGCCGCCGCGGTCAGCCAGTCCGCCCGGAGCGCAGTGTTCCAGGCGCTGACCAGACCGCCGGTCCCGGAGCCGGAGCCGAAAACAGTTGCCACATTTTTGAGCGCCCTGCGCAAGGGCGGGAAGGAGTAACGACTATGAAGCACAGCAAGAGAGCCTCCCTGGAGGGCATCGGCCTCCAGTTTTTCGCCATGGGGAACCTGGACGCCATCCAGCAGAAGCGCACGGACATCCTCCAGCGCATGACCGAGGCCGTGCAGGCCAACGACCGGGAGAAGTTCACCCAGGCATTCTCCGACCTGGCGGACGCCGTTGGGGAGAGCATCCTGGGGGACGTCCGCGCCCTCCGGGACGCCCAGGACGAGAACATCCTCGCCGCCCGGGGATGCCGGGTGCTCACCAGCCAGGAGCGGCAGTACTACGAGGCGGTCATCGGGGCCATGAAGTCCGACGACCCCAAGCAGGCCCTCACCAACATCAACAAGGTCCTGCCGGAGACGGTCATCGACGCGGTGTTCGAGGACCTGGTCACCAGCCACCCGCTCCTGGCGGAGATCGACTTCCGGAACACCGGGGCGCTGGTGAAGATCCTGCTGTCCACCACCGGCGGCGCGGCCAAGTGGGGCCCCCTCGGCAAGACAATCACCGCGGAGCTGAGCGCCAACTTCATCGAGCTGGACCTGTCCCTGGCCTCCCTCACCGCCTTCCTGCCGGTGAACCGGTATATGCTGGACCTGGGCCCCGCGTGGCTGGACCGGTACGTCCGGGAGCTCCTCAGCGAGGCCCTGGCGGTGGAGCTGGAGACGGGCATCATCTCCGGCAACGGCAAGGACGCCCCCATCGGTATGATGAAGAAGCTCACCGGCGCGGTGGACGGCGTCTACAGCGACAAGACCGCTGTGGCCGTGACGGACCTCTCCCCCGCCTCCTACGGCCCCCTGCTGGCCACCCTCTCCAAGGGCCCCAACGGCAAGAGCCGGGCCGTTTCCCGTGTCCTACTGGTGGTGAATCCGGAGGACTACTTCACCAGGGTGTTCCCCGCCACCACGGTCCGGGCGGCGGACGGGACCTACAGCAAGGACGTGTTCCCCTTCCCCACCACGGTGGTGCAGTCGGCGGCGGTGCCCGCCGGGAAGGCGGTCATGGGCCTGCCCGCCAAGTACTTCATGGGCCTGGGCACCCAGAGCGGCGGGAAGATCGAGTACTCCGACGAGTACAAGTTCCTGGAGCGGCAGAGGATCTACGCAATCTTCCTCTACGGCTACGGACGGGCCATGGATGAGAACGCGTTCCTCCTGCTGGACATCTCCGGCCTGAAGGGCGCAGCCCTGGAGGTCAGGGTGACGGAGCTCCCCGCCGGTGAGAGCGCGGGCGGCAAGGCGTAGGGCCATGGCAGGCGTACCGGAGGAGCTCCTTTCCGGGGCGAAGAACTACCTGGACATGACCTGGCCCGACGCGGAGGCGGACCGGAAGCTGGAGGGCATCCTCCTGCGGGGCATGGCCTACCTGGACCACCGGGCCGGTATGGCCCTGGACTACGGGGACGAGGGGACCGCCCGGGCGCTCCTGCTGGACTACGCCCGGTATGCCCAGGCGGGGGCCCTCCAGGACTTCGGGGCGGACTTCGCCGCGGAGCTCCTGGGGCTCCACATCACGGGGGAGGTGGTACAGCATGACGAGGCAGACGGCCTTTTGTGACGGGCTGGTGACCATCTACCGGGTGGAAAACAGCGCCGCTCCCGGTGAGAAGCCAAAGAAGCGGCTTGCCCCCAAGGGCTCCCTGCGCTACCAGCGCCGCACGGTGGGCATCCGGCGGCACTACACGGCCCTGAACGCCGGGGCCCGGGTGGACCTGCTCCTGCGGTGCCCCTGCCGCCCGGAGGTGTCCACCCAGGACGTGGCCGTGCCCACACTGGACGGCAGGCAGTACCGGATCACCCTGGTCCAGGTGCCGGAGGATATCCACCCCCCGGTGATGGACCTGACGCTGGAACGATTGGAGCGGGACTATGACATGCCTGGATGAGCTGAAAAACGCACTGCTGGCGGTGTCGCCCCATGTGTACCACTTCCACGCCCACAAGCCCCAGGCGCCCTATATCGTCTGGGGGGAGGACGGGCCGGGGGACACGGTGTTCGCCAACGGGCGGCTTGTCTTGCAGGCCCTCGGGGGGACGGTGGACCTCTTCACCGGCGACCCGGAGGACACCGCCCTCTTCGAGGGCATCCAGGCGGCGCTGGACCGGGTATGCTGCTGGAGGCTGAACAGCATCCAGTACGAGGAGGACACCGGGCTGACCCACTACGAGTGGAGATGGGAGGTCCCAAATGGCTAGGATCACAACGATGAAATTAGGCGAAGATTACACGTTGAAACTGCTTCGGGCAGAGCGCCTCAGCGCAGAAATTGCCAGAAAGGCAATAGAAGCGGGTGCCAATGTTGTTGCAAATAAAATCAGAGCCAATTTGAATGCAAATCTTGCCGGAAGCACACAGAGTACTGGTGCTTTGGCAGAATCTTTTGGAATCACACCTGTATCGCAGGATAAAAACGGTCTGTGGAACGCCAAGATCGGCTTTAGCGGCTATGACGAAAAGGGCGTTCCCAATCAGCTTAAAGCCCGTGTCATGGAGAGCGGGTCCAGCAAGGTGAAAAAACGTCCGTTTGTCCAACCGGCAGTAATCGCCACGAAGAAAACTGCACAGGATGAGATGCAGAGTGTGGTTAATGAAGAACTCGAAAAAATCATGAAAGGATGAGACGGGCATATGGCAAGGATCGGTATGTACGGCGTGTACTACGCCAAGGCCGCGGT